AGGGAATGATGTTATCAAACAAGGTGCATTTTCTGAATCAATCAAAGGCAAGAAACCAAGACAAATAAAACTTTTATATCAACATAAGACAGACGAACCTATTGGTGTCATTGATTCTTTAGTTGAGGATACTAGAGGTTTAAAGATTAAAGGTAGACTTGCTATGGGAACACAAAAAGGTAAGGAAGTATTTGAGCTAATGAAAATGGGTGCATTAGATTCTATGTCAATTGGATATAGATTATCCCCAGACGATTACAAATACAGCGACAAGTTAAAGAAAAGAACAATTACGAATTTGGACTTAATGGAAATATCAATGGTTACGTTTCCAATGAATCCAAAAGCTAAGATTACGAAAGTGAAATTAGCTGAAATGAATGTAAGGGAAATAGAACATTACTTGCGTGATGTGGGCTTAATGTCTAGTTCTGTTGCAAAACAAAGTGCTAATGTATTATACAAGTCATTTAACCATGAGGTTGATGAGCAACGTGATGTTGTGAATAGTATTAAGCATTTAATTGAAACAATTAAACATTAAGGAGTTTATTATGAGTGATGAAATTAAATCTGTAATAGACAACTTGAATTCAACTTTTGAAGATTTTAAAAGTGAGAACTCAAAACGTCTAGACGAGATTGAAAAGAAAGGCTCTGCTGACCCTATCCTTGAAGAAAAAGTAGACAAGATGGCTGATGACATTTCTAAAATGGCTGAAACCAAACAAGCTATTGAACTTCAAGCTAAGAACTTAGCAGAAGCACAAGCGAAATTAGATAACTTGGAAACAGTTATTGGAAGACCTAATACTGGCGAAACAAAAGATGTTGACATTCAAATGAAAGCATTTGGCGATTGGCTAAGAAAAGGTGAAGTTGATGAAATGGAGAAGAAAGCACTTTATGAGTCTGATGACACATTAGGTGGTTTTTATGCTCCAGCAGAATACGTTGCTGATTTAATCAAAGGCGTAACTGAAATTTCTCCAATCCGTTCTATTGCTAGAGTTAGAAGTACATCTAACAGAGGGATTGAGATTCCAAAAAGAACTGGTCAATTTTCTGCACAATTTGTTGCTGAAACAGGTACACGTTCTGAAACAACTGGTTACACAACAGGCTTAATGCAAATTGACGCACATGAGCTTTATGCTTTAGTTGATATTTCACAAGCTATGTTAGAAGATTCTGCTTTTGATTTAGAAAGCGAAATGTCTACAGAGTTTGGTGAGCAGTTTGCGAAAGCTGAAGGTACTGCATTTGTAACTGGTAATGGTGTAGGTAGACCACAAGGTTTTACTGATACATCTGCTGGAGTTGGTACAACTAATTCTGGAAGTGGAACAGCTTTAACTGCAAATGGTTTAGTTGACCTTACAATGGCTATCAAGTCTGACTATATGGCGAATGCAAGCTTTGTGATGAATAGAGCTACTTTTGCTGATGTATTAAAGTTAGAAGATACAGAAGGTCAAAAAATATTTGTTAACGCTATGAGCTATGTTGGTGGAACACCAGCAACAATCTTAGGTAAGCCATATATTTTAGCTGAAGATATGCCAGATGTTGGTGGCTCTGCTAAACCTATCGCTTACGGAGATTTCTCTAGAGCATACACTATTGTAGACAGAGTTAATCTTTCAGTAATGAGAGACCCATACTCACAAGCTACAAGTGGAAATATACGTTATGTTGCCAGACGTAGAGTTGGCGGTGCTGTAGTTCTTGCGGAAGCAATTAGACTACAAAACATTTCTGCATAAGGGAGATTATTATGAGAGATATTGCAAATAGAACTAAGTCAGTTACTTGTCAAGACGCAAAAGTATTTACAGCAGACGCAAATGGAACTACTGTTGATACACAAGGTTTTGAATCAGTAATGTTCATAGTTAACTCTGGTATTGAAGGCGATACATTATCTGGTAGTGTAAAGTTTGACTTTATACTTCAAGATTCTACAGACGATTCTACATTCTCAGCCGTTACTAGCTCAACAGCAGTAACAGAAGGAAGTGTTGATAGTTCTGGTATCTTTTTAACATTAGATGCTAACGGTGAAACACCACAGACTAGCCAAATTGGTTATATCGGTGGTAATAGATATGTAAGAGTTAAGATTGACGCTACAGGAACTCACTCAAACGGAACACCTATAAGTGTTCAAGCTGTGTTGGGTAATCCTATAGATTCAACAGACGCTTAATATCTGATAAGTTTGTGGGGAGCGGTTTTGATTGCTCATTGTCTGCTCCTCACTCTTATATTGATTAGATAGTATTTTAAGAATATTATGTAATGAATAATGGAGAGAAATATGAAGATAAAAATGTTAAGAGATGTGAAAGGCTCTAGTAATGAATCTGGTAATGCGACCAGAGTTTATCAAAACAATGAAATTATTGATTGCGATAAACAATGGAAAGTAGATTTAGCGAATAACTTTATGTCTAACAATTCAGCCATAGAAGTTAAAATAGACGAGCCAAAAGAAACAAAGAAAAAAGCAGTAAAGAAAAAAGTAACCAAGAAAAAAGCCACTAAGTCTAAAGGTTAATCGCTATGGCTAGAAGTATTGGGAGTACATTTTCCACCCAGTTATCTAGCAGTCAAACTAGACCATTTTATGCAGTAGAGTTTTTGTATTCCATTCCACTAAGAATGTGGACTGGATATGGTGAGTTTGAGATTCTAGGTAATGATTATCAAGGTTTAGGAAATTTAGTAAGCATAAGCCAAGTTAATGAATCCGCAGATATTAAAGCAACTGGAATTACAGTTAACGTTTCTGGACTAGATACCAGTATTGTTTCTACTGGATTTAATGAAACTCAACAAGGTACAACTGTAAACGTATATTTTGGAGTTCTGACAACAACAAGTAATGCTTTGGCGATTGTAGATACACCTTATCAAATATTTAGCGGTACTGTTGATACTGTAAGCATTACAGAAGATGGAGATGTTTCTTCCATACAGTACGGTGTTGAAAGCAAATTAATTTCTTTAGAGAAAGCATTAGATTTTAGATACACAGACCAAGACCAAAAGTTTTATTTCCCAAATGATAAAGGATTGGAGTTTGTAGATGATTTGCAAGACAAGTCTATTGATTGGGGTGGGGGAGAAAAATAATGGGTTTTTCATTAAGTTCAATTTTTAAAGCGGTAAAGGAAGTAGCATTAAAAGTTAATACTTTTATGAGTGCTTTGAATCCTATACAGTCTTTCTTAGTCAGCATGGCTGTATCTGCTGTACTTTCAAAAGTATTTGCAAAGAAACCAAAAGCTAATTATCAACAACAACTATCTGCTAGAACAGAGATGGTTAAGCAAGCAATCATTACCAGAGATACTGTTTATGGTGAAACTAAAAAATCTGGTGGTATCTTATTCATGGAAGGTACTAACAACAACAAAGATTTACATGTAGTAATTCAGTTAGCTTCACATGAAATTCAATCTATAGATAAAATATATTTTGGAGAAGATGAATTAACTTTAACAAGTGGCGGAACTGATTCTAATGGAGATACAAGGTTTATTGTTACAGCTCCAGAAAAATATGCTACTGAATCTAGATTTACTAGACAAACACAAACATTAGTTGTTAATAATTATGTTGATGTAGAATATAGAACAGCTTTGCCATTTGGTGGATATAATATTGTTTCTGGCAAAGGAATATTAAGAGGAACAACATCTATAGCATTGGTATCTGATACAGCATTTACGATAACCACAGCAGACACTTTGAATATCAATGGTGTAAGTTATGGGATATCGTCTGGCGGAAGTTCTTCTGCTTCTGGAGCAAGGCATAATTTGACAGTTACTATTTCTGAGGGATTAAGAACAGATGTTAGAGCAACAGCGATTAATTATACTGGTGCTTTTGGAAACAGAGAAAGAATAACTCCATATAGAAACAACGCTAATACTCCCAAACCTTATCTTTCTGGAACAACAACAGAAATAAGTAGTGCCATTATTGCTAGTCATGGATTCTTGTCTGCTGACACAGATGATTTAGTTGTAAGGATAAAAAAACATTTAGGAAGTGATGACCAAGTAGCAGATGCAGATTTAGTATCTGAAGTATCACAATGGACACAATCACATAGATTACAAGGTATTGCTTATTTATATGTCAAATTAAAATATGATGTTGATGCTTTTCCTACAGGTATTCCAAATATATCTGCTGAAATAAAAGGTAAAAAAATATTAGATTTTAGAGATGGAACAACAGCATTTTCATCTAACCCAGCTTTATGTTTATACGATTATTTAACAGATACTAGATTTGGACTAGCAACACCAACTGCCAATATTGACACAACATCTTTTACTACTGTTGCAAATATATGTGATGAAGATATTAGTTTAGCTGGTGGTGGTACAGAAAACAGATATGAATCACATGGGATTGTTTATAGTAATGTTGACCCAATGACAGCGATAGATGAATTGCTAGGCTCTATGTTGGGTGTATTAAGCTATTCAAACGGTAAGTTTATTTTAGCTGGTGGAAAATATGTTGCTCCTACTATATCGCTTGATGAAGATGATTTTAGAGGTGGAATGTCTGTTCAAACCAAACAATCCAGAAGAAACTTATTCAATACAGTTAAAGGTGTTTTTACTAGCCCATCATCTGACTGGCAACCATCAGATTATCCAATGGTAACATCAGACACATTTGTTGCTGAAGATAATGGAGAAACAATATTTGCTAATGCAGATTTGCCTTTTACTACATCACCCACAATGGCACAAAGAATTGCTAAAGTTATTCTATTTAAAAACAGACAGCAAATGGTTGTTCAAGCTCCCATGAAACTATCTGCTTTTAAATTACAAGTAGGTGATACAGTTAGTTTAACCAATGCAAGATTAGGGTTTAGTTCTAAGATATTCCAAGTTGCAGATTGGACTTTTGTAAGCACAGCAGATGATGTAGGCATTGATTTAGTATTGCAAGAAACATCACCTAGTGTTTGGGATTGGAATGCCGAAGAATCAGAATTTATATCTGATAATACTACTTTGCCAACTTCTGCAACAGTAACAGCTCCATCATTAGAAGTAAGCGATATTATGAGGTCATACTCTGGTGTTGTATCAACTATTCTTTTAATCAAAGTATCTTCTAATCAGGGAACAACCAATGAATTTGAAGTAGAGTATAGAAACACATCTACTGATACTGAGTATACAAGTTTAGGTAAATCCAGAGGACAAAATTTTGAAGTTGTTAATGCTGAAGATGGAATGACGTATGAGGTTAGAGCAAGGGCAGTCAATGCCTTTAATGTTTATTCTTCTTTCACAAGTGCATCACATGAAGTAGTGGGAAAAATAGCTCCACCAGCAGATGTTAGAGATTTTTCTGTGAATATAGTTAATAATTTAGCAGTATGTTCATGGACACCAAATGATGAATTGGATTTATCTCATTATGTGATACGACATACACCAGTAACAGCAAGCCCTGTTTATGCTGGTGCTACTATTGTTGCAGAGTATGTATCCAAAGCAACGAATCAAATATCTTTGCCAGCTCAAACTGGAACGTACATGATAAAAGCGATTGACGTTCTAGGTATTCCATCTGAAACATCTAGCAAGAAAGCAATTATTAGAAATCGAATAGCAGATGATTTTAACGCAGTAGCAACAACCACAGAATCAACAGGATTCGCTGGAAGTAAAACAGATGTTGAAGTAGTCAACAGAGATAGTACAAATTTTCTGCAAATTACACTTGGTGAATTATTTGACGACCATTCTGGTAACTTTGATGACGCACTTGGCAACTTTGATGATGGTGGAGAAGTTCAAGAAAATTTAGATGGATTTTATTATTTTAATTCTAATCCGATTGATTTAGGTGGTATTTACAACTCATATATCACAACCTCAATGACCAGTACTAGATTTAACGCAAACAGCCTGTTTGACAGCTTTGAGGGCTTATTTGACGCCCAAGAAGGTAATTTTGATGGTAACTATACCGAACAAGATGATGTTGACGCTAGAATCCAAATAGCGACTTCTAACGACAATTCTACATATACT